AAACAACCGCCCAGACCCACCAGTCGAGATGGCTACTTGGTCTGCGCCAGGTTGATAAATACCTGAATTAACGTCACCGTTCAGGATGATGCTGGGGGCAGCTTCCGTACCAGCGGGGAAATCAAAACGCTCGCTGCTGGTCCAGGCATCCGTAGCGTTGATCCAGTTGATCGTTTTATTAGTAGCGCCTCTCAGCGTGATGCCGCCACCGTCGGCTGTTACATCAGTTGGGGTGGTTACCACCGCCATTTCGATGTTTTTGTCCTTGACCAGCAGGGTCTCGGTGTCAATCGTGGTGGTCGTGCCGTTGACCGTTAGGTCGCCCTCGATTGTGACGTTGGTATCGAACGTCGCCGCACCAGTTACATCGAGGGTGCCTGGGACATCAACATCGCTGGTCCACTCAACACCGGTTCCAGCTGCGTCGGTTTGGAGGAGTTGCCGGGCATCCCCATCAGCTAAGCGGGAGACAGGAATTTCTGCACCAAGACCGCTTACGTACGCCAGCCCGGTCCACTGCGTCGAGCCATTACCTACCTTGATGTATCCCGTATCGGACTCAATACCGATTTCTCCGGCAAGTAAAATTGGATTTTCGTTGGTCCATTGAGCAGCGGTGTCATACCGCTGAGCCATCCGGGCGGATACTTCAGTAGGAGTCGTCATCCCGCTGCACCTCTAGCAGTAAAAATGAACGCAGGAGTTGGCGAAGTCGCAGCGTCCGGTGCCACGATTCTAAATGGCGCGTAACCAGTAATAAAGAAGCTGCTGTAAGCGAACGCAGCGGGCTCTCGCGCTGGCGGACCTTGTAGGACGGTCTGCACCAGCCAGCCGGTGAGGACTCGGAGCGATACTGTTACGTTGTAGTACAGCCCCATGTGCTGTTCGGTCGGTGATTCCGCGTAGCGGTATACCGAGTCACTGGAGACTGAGCGATAGCCGCCCCAGAGTGTCTCGGGCAGCGTGAAGGTTTGGTGGGTGCCGTCGCTTTGGCTGAAGTGGGTGCGTAATTCTTCGACCTGGGCTTGGGATAAGCCGACGTAGTTCAGTTGCAGGTTGTTGCCCGTGGCTTTAAGCGAACGGCGGAAACGGATAGGGCTTGACCCAACCGTGGGTTGCTCACTCGTATTAAGTGAGCCGAAATCAAAAGAAATCGCGTTTGGAACAATAGTGGGGAAGGCCGGCATGACTAGATCGTGTACGGCGCCAGAAGTTCCAGCTCTACGGTAAGCGTGGTTTCGCCGGGAAGCACTTCAGTCGCGGGGCTGCCGACGTAAACCCACTGGTATCCGGTTGGAAAAGTCAGGCCGGAGCCCTCTAAAACTTCGGTAGGTAGGTCGAAAGGTACAAAACGTTCGTGCAGGTTGTAGTGACCTAGGACCGAAAAGTGTTGGGCGACAGTTACACCACGGAATCCCAGGCGGAGGAAGTAACTGGTGCTGCCGTTGCTGTGGCGGACGCTGGTTTCGTCGCCGCCGACCGACATAACCGTAGTATTCGGACGTTGGCCGGGGGTGTAAGTACGGCTGGTTGGTTTTAGGGAAGGAAAGGTAGCCATGGTTTATCCGTCCGAAGGTAGACCGAATGATGTGCTGCCGTCCCAGGCAACTTCAACCGTAGATCCATCATTGCTGAACTCCCATTTTCCAAGGAGGCTGTGTGTAACGGTGCCTATATCTCGAACGTTTGTCACACAGCCGAAGTACGTCACTGGATCCGAGGCACTGCAGGGATCGTTATTACCGTTGTACCCTATGCCGCCTAGCGCCAGACTACCTCCCCCGCAGTTGTCGTATTGCCTTGCAGTTACGCTGGCACGCCATGGATACGGGCCTATTGGGGGGCCGGCAAAGGGGAAGCTGTTTTCAAGTAGAACTCCGACTACTGCACAACCTGCCATTCCGGTAAGTGTGTAGTATCCAGAATTTACGGTAAACCAGGAGCTTGTAAAGGTACGGGTGGTTGCAAAAGAAGTGCCTTGATAAGCGCTGATCGTGCCGGTCCAGCGCACGTAGGTGTAGTCCGTTGGGTCGAGTTCGACGGCAGGAATTGCTGCGTAAGGCACAGGTGAGCCGTAGCCGTCGGGTGAACCAGGGTCGGGGCAATAGGCTTCCGCCTCCAAGATGTAGTCAATTTCGGCAGTCGTAATGCTGAGGGAAGAACCAGCGGCCCAGCCGCCGCCGAGTTCGTCGGACTTAATGAACACGCGCTCGCCGCCGGCTTTGGGTGTTTTGTACCAGTTGACCTTGCCGCCGGGGCATGGTGGAACAGCATTGAGAGTGTCTCCGGGGAAGGGCACATTTGGTGTGCCTTCGACGCCGGTGCCTGTTGCACCAGTGACTGTGGGCTCGACGGCGGGGAATTCGGGGTTGTCGATTGTGCCCGTAGGTGTTGCTTCAGTACCGACCGGGGCTTCGTAACCGCCTCCGCCGACTGCGGTTCCGGCGACACCTGTGGTTCCGACTGTTGTGGTGGTGTCGGTGCGGCGACCGCTCACGTCACAGGTGAAGTTGGAGCGGCCAGTGCTGACAGTGACGCCATTGCCGACTGCGCTGTTGACGGCCAAAGCGACAAGGCTCTTGCCGTCGGCGTCAACCGGGAAGTGAACCAGCGTCATGTTCACTACGCCGCTGACATTCTTGGCGATGCGCTCGACCTCGTACAGGTAATCGTGGAAGTCGATGCCGCCTGCAGATGTCTCGCGGCGAAGATAAACGCGGACAATGTCGCCAGTCGTAATCGTCGAGTTGAAGGCGTCTGGTTTCAGCGTCAGGCTCAGAACGTGAGTCACGTACTGGCGGAAGGCAACCTTGTACGCGCCAACCTTTGCTGCGTGGTTTTCTGACGCACAAAACTGCGTCATGTCGAATTGCTCGAAGGGGCCGTCGGCAGCGAGGCCCTGCATACGAACTTCTAAAGAACGCGGGAAGCCGATGTCATCGTCTGGCTGTTGACGCCAGAGCATCTGCGCCGTGATCGGTTTGCGGTCCTCAAGTGGGATGTACGCAATCGAAAAACCGTCGGGAAGGACGTGATCTTCGGTGAACGTGTACTCGAACGCGATCGCGTCGGTGTTGATCGTGCCATCCGCGTTGGATGGGATGCGGGGGCGGAGACCTTTCTTGCCGTTCTCGTCGCTAACTCGCAGCAGGAAATAGGTGCTGACTTCCTCCAGCCAGGTCTCAAGGTTGCTGGAGTCTTTGAACTCGCCGTTGTAAAACAGGCCGTTGGTATCGCAGAAGGTGGCCGCCGCCTCCATTGCAGTTAGATCCAGCAGGTCTTCGGGGAAGCGGCTGCTCTGGCGGATTAGATAAAGCGCGAGATCGACGACGTTGTTGCTGGGGCCGGTTACATCGTCGAGGATTCGGGTGACATGCATCCCGCCGCGCACGAAGGCATGAACCTGTTTGTCCCAGGTGTCGTCTCCGTCGGCGTGGGTGTTCTCATAGCTGAGGGTCGTCAGTTCGCTGTAACTGCCGTCGGTCCCGCAGTAGTACGGGCAGTCCCAGGGAGTTGTGCCCGAAACGACGGTGACTGAGTTGCCGGGAGTCCACGAGCCGGCCTGCTGGTCGTAGACCTGATTCCAAGTGCCCACGCGGCAGGCACGCTGAAATACGTCGCGCAGTTGAAGTTGATCGAGCTGGCCCTCGCTAAGCACCAGTCGGAGTTTTACCGTCAGTTCGTTGGTGCTTGCGTTGTTTGAGTAGTTGGCGGCGGTGGCTGAAGGGCTGACGAATACTCCGCCGATATCGTCAACCCGGCGGCCGAAGACGATGGGGACGGGGTCGCCAATCGTTACTGACTTCTGGCGAGAGTCGAGCTGCGTCGTTCCTTCGGCACCACCCGTCACCAGCTCGGGCTGGATTAGGCCGCTCTGGTACGCGATTAACGAGTTCGGAACTAGACGCTCGCTCATAAACGCAGAGGCGCTCCAACCAGAGAGGTGGTGTAGTTACGGGGTGGGACTTGAGCGCCCACAGGAGCGAGGCTCGGTCCTAAGGATACGTTCAGCTCAGTGAACGAGCCAGCTATGCCGATAACTTCGCCTACAAAAATCGCAATCCGCGTCTGAGACGATTGAGGCGCCTGTTGTGACAACGAGGAATCGAAG